ACTAAAGCAAACAGCTACAGACATCCACATTACAAAACCCTACGTAACTATGAGTAAGTTAATATACCAATTGTTTAACGACAATATGATAAGCGAAGAAGTAGTACACTTATTATTAGATGCACACTACAATAGAATAAGTAAAAGAAAATACTAATGAATATATTTTATTTAGACAATGATCCAGCCAAAGCAGCAAGCTATTTCTACGATAAGCATAAAGTAAAAATGATACTAGAATGTGCTCAAATGCTTTGCACTGCTCATCATCATTATGGTAACGGAGACAATGTGCCTTATAAAAAAGCGCATTACAACCATCCGTCTACCATATGGTGTAGGCAGAATGCTAGTCAGTATCTATGGCTTTACAACCACATGATTGCACTAGGAGAAGAATACACAAAGAGATATAAACGAACACACTTAACAATAACAAAATGCGCAGAAACTTTAAAACATTTACCACCCACAATTCCGGAAAGTACTTTTACAGAACCTCCTCAATGTATGCCGGACGATTATAAGGTTGAGGGTTGTAGCGTTACAGCTTATTGGAATTACTACGAGCGTGATAAACACACTGTAGCTAACAAGAACGAAGATTTTAAATTTAGACCAGATGAATATATTAACTTACATATTGGTAACCGCGACTATATACCATGCTGATCCAAGTCAAACAGATAGCACACCATTTATAACTGCGTCAGGAGCTCACATAGAAGAGTGCTGCCCAGGTGATCATAGATGGTTAGCTGTTAGTAGAGACCTAGAAAACTTAGGCTTTATATTTGGCGTTAAGGTGCTAGTGTCAGGCGCTGGAGATATGGATGGAGTATGGACAGTACAAGATAGAATGAATAAACGATGGACAAACAGGATAGATTTCTTAGTCGACACAGACGTAAGAGGTGGGAAATGGGAAGCCGTAAAAATAGAAATAATTTATGAGTAGAATATTATACAAACACATGGAATCAAATGATTCCTTCGGAATAAGAACTAAAATTAAAAATTTTATAAAACCTAGGGTGACAACAGCCCGTAGAGGGAATAAAGTAAGAGGCTAATGTCACAAGATAGAAACATGAAATGGTTGAATAATCGTAGAATAGCGTATCGTCAAGATCCTATTAACGATGTACCAACAGAAGAAACCGCTTTGTATAGCTACTATAAGAATGGTACATACGAATGTTATCACTTGTTTCGTAGCAAAGCAAAGATCACAACGTATAGATCTTTAAAGTGGCATTTTCTAGTTCTATATTATCTAAACCAAGATAATGGATTATTACCATCGCATGTTTATGAATTTATAGCAGACAAAGATAATGGATTCGTTACATTTTTTATAGGCGAACGTAAGCTAAGTGAAATGATAGACGATGTATTTTTAATAGGCGGCGAAGCACCTAAGAATAAGATTAGAAAGATAATATTTAAAGACTATAGCGGTTTAACTGCTAGCGAGAAGATGAGTATTGTAGGAAAATTAATAGGTAGATCAAGTAGAGTAAACGAAGAAGCTATATATAATGCTATGTTAGATATATCTTACAAATATGAGAATATAACATGGGCAAAAATAGCAGGTTTACTCGATTGCTCCACTAGAACAGTTCAACGTAACTTAACAAAGCAGTTAAGAGACGAAAAAGAAATATTAAACATGGATAATGAAAAAATATAACATACAAAACTATATAAGATATAAGGAAGATATAAAGCGTACCATGCCTGATAACAAGACAGAGTACTCTGATTATTCGAGAGATGAACTTATCGTTAAATTCCTACCTTTAGTAGAGAGTTTAGCTAGAAAATTTGCTACATCACAGCAAGCCTCTGGTGTACTAAGTATCAACGATCTTCTGCAAGAAGGTAGTATAGGTTTAGTACTAGCAGTGGATAAGATATCATGGGAAATGATGGGTGAATCTGAAGACAAAGAAAAAACATTAAAGTCTTTTTTATCTAAGAGAATAAAAGGTCAAATACGTAGAGCTATCGATATGAAACGAGGTGACATACGTATACCTGAGCATAAGCTTAATGAGATTAGAAATAACCCTGAAGACAACAAGATGGTGTCTATGTTCTTTAACTCTGTATTTTCTAGCATAGATGAATCTGTTGGAGATGATATAAATCCTTTTGAAAACATAGAAGACAAATCACCATCTTATAACATTCATTTGATGAATGCTTACTTAGTAGGTTTAATAAAACAACACTTAACTCAAGAGCAAGGTGAAGTTATTAGAATGAGCTACGGTCTTGATTGTGATAAACATTCTGCTATTGAAATAGCTAGAAAACTAAACATGAAAGTTAACACAGCTATAGTAAGAGTTTCACAGATAAAAAGAGACGGTATAAAAAACTTAATAGCTAATACAGATCCTTCACAAGTGATTGACTACCTGTAAGTTAAGCGAAAAATAAAATTTAATTAATAACGTTTATGTGTAATTATATATATAGACCAAATAAATAACCATATGACCATAAATGAAAAACTGGCAAATATCCAGACAAAATTTAAATCTAAAAAATCCAGATTTAATTCATTCGGCAAGTACAACTTCAGATCAGCCGAAGACATCCTAGAAGCAACAAAACCCTTTCTCTTAGAGTTAGGAGTATCAGTAACGATTAATGAGACTATCATTAGCGTTGATCCCTTACCAATGATGCAGTCAACTGCAACAGTTAGTGATGGCGACAATGCTATACACGCTACGTCTATCGTTGGTGTCGACTTAAACCAAAAAGGTATGAACGTACCTCAACAGTTTGGCTCTGCATCTTCGTATGCCAAAAAATACGCGTTAGGTAACTTATTCTTAATAGATGATACAGCTGATAGTGATGCAACAAACGATCACGGTAAGAAGAAATTTACGCCGCCAACAGCATCTAAACCAACCTTAACCTCGACTAAAGATCCAGCTTTTACTAAAGCTAAGGACTACGTAAAAGCAGGTGGCAAGGTAGATGCTATTAAAGCTAAATACTCTCTATCTAAAGAAGTAGAGCAACAATTAACAACACTGTAGTATGAACAAGCAAGAAGCTTTGAAAGCGTTAGAGGATGATAGTAATTACTATGGAGACTTTGGTAAAAAGTATCTAAGTAATTCAGACATCTCTACGCTATTAACAAACCCTTTAGCTTTAGGACAAAAGCAGGCTAACAGACCTGCGTTTCTAGTCGGTGGATACTTTCACACAGCAATACTTGAGCCAGAAAAGCTTAAGAATTTTAAGATAGTAGAAGCTACAACTAGAAATACTAAAGTATATAAGGAGATCTCAGATGGTGAAATGTGTTTATTAAAACACGAGGTTGATCAAATTGATTTAATGACAGAAAAGATGCTAAGCAACGAAGTATGTAATGACTTAATAAGATCAGGTAACGTGGAATACGAAAGACCAGGGATTACAGAGCTTGAAGGTCAATTGTGGAAGGGTAAAGCCGATATTGTAAACCATGATGAAAAGCTGATTATCGATTTAAAGACAACAGCAGACATCACTAAATTTAAATATTCAGCTTCTAAATACAATTACGACTCACAAGCTTATATTTACAGTAAGCTGTTTGGTTACGAGATGTTGTTTATCGTAATAGATAAAAGCACTCACCAAATAGGTATCTTTGATTGCTCTCCAGAGTTTTATGCTCGAGGCAAGGATAAAGTAGAAAGAGCAGTACAGGCTTATGAATTATTTTATAAGTCTGAGGACTTTGATCCTAAACAATATTTTTTAACTAAAACACTTTAAAAATGGCATCAATTATCAAAGCAAGTATTAACTTAAATGAAATACCTAAAGAGAAAATCTACGTAGGTAAAAAAGGTAAATACTTACCAATCACGATAACCTTAAACGATGAAGTCGATCAGTTCGGTAATCAAGGACCAGTGGTTGTAGAACAATCAAAAGAAGAAAGAGAGGCTAAGGTAGCTAAAACTTATCTTGGTAACGTGAAGGTAGTATGGACAAACGGAGACAACGTAGCGACTGCACCTAGAGATGATCAACCTCAGCAAGCACAAGCTCAATCAGCTCCACCAGACGATCTTCCTTTTTAATACAAACTAAATACGAATACTATATGATAATATAATAAATCAAACTAAATGCAAACAACAGAGATCAATGGATTTTTGATTGACGAGTTCAATCAACATAAGCTTGAGGAAGGAAAGAAACAGGGTATATGCCCTAACTGTTCTACTGATAGAAAACCTAAAAATGTGAAAGCAAAATGTGCTTCATATGATTGGGAACGGGGTCTCGGTACTTGTCACAACTGTAATACATCATTTCAACTACATACATATCAACGTAAAGGAGCTAGTGAGAAAGTCTACATAAGACCTACGCAACCAAATCCTGAAGTTCCAGATGAAGACTTTGGCATAAGTGATAAAGTAGCTGAGTGGTTTAAAACTAGAGGAATATCAGCTCATACTCTCAACGACTGTAAAGTTGGAGAGGGTACAGAGTGGATGCCTCAGACAGGTAAGAATGAGAACACGATTAAGTTTAATTACTTTATGGGCGATCAACTTATTAATGTTAAGTATCGCGATGGAAGAAAGAACTTTAAATTATATAAGGGTGCTGAAAAAGTATTCTATAATATAAACAGTATAGTAGGTTATGACTATTGTGTTATAACTGAAGGCGAGATGGATGTGTTAGCATTTCATGAAGCTGGTATACCAAACACTATATCAGTACCTAATGGCGCTACACTAAACTCTAACAACCTAGACTATCTTGATAACTGTATAGATTACTTTGAAGATAAAGACAAAGTAATACTAGCGGTAGATTCAGATGAGGCAGGGCAAGCATTACAATCAGAATTAGTCCGTAGACTTGGAGCTGAAGTTTGTTACTTAGCATCATTTGATGACTGTAAAGATGCAAACGAATACCTACAAAAACATGGAAAAGAAAAACTATCAGAGCGTATTGCAAAAGCAAGACCAGTACCGTTGGAGAATGTCACGACATTTAATGATATTGAAAACGAGATTACGGATTTTGTTCGCAATGGTTTTAAGAAAGGATTTCAAGTTGGCCTATCAAACTTCGATGAAATTTTTTCTACATATACCGGCCAGTTTATTACTGTTACTGGGATACCTAGTAGTGGTAAGTCTGATTTTGTTGATCAAATGGTTGTAGGTTACAATCGTAACTATGGTTGGAAAACAGCCTTTGCATCACCCGAGAATGCTCCTACTTATCTACATGCTCACAAGCTAATGCGTAAAACCTGGGAAGGTATGCCAACTGCTGAGGATATACATGGAGATAAATGGAATCAAATAGCTGATCATTGTAATACTAATTACTTTCATATAGATATGGAACGTTACACACTAGAATCGGTTCTGCGTAAGGGAGCTGAGCTAGTTAAACGTAAAGGTATTAAGTGTTTAGTTATTGATCCTTTTAATAAGGTAAGAGATATAGATTCTAAGTTAGAAGATGTTAATAGATATACTATGGAATACTTAAGCAAGATTGAAATCTTTGCTAAGAAGTATGATGTATTAGTTTTTGTAGTTGCTCACCCAACTAAAATGTATAAAGATAAGGATGGCAAAATGGAAGAGCCAACTATGTATAACATTAAAGGTGGTGGTGAATGGTATGATGCTAGTTATCATGGTATATTAGTTCACAGAGACTATGAAGCTAAGACCGTTAAAGCTAAGGTTTTAAAAGTTAAGTTTCAAAACTTAGGTGAAAACGGCGCTGAAGCTCATTTTAAGTGGGAACCAAGGTCAGGTTGTTTTATACCTCATGAGCAATTAAATGTTGCTGGAGAAAAAATGCCTTGGGAATAAATGGCTAAGAAAGGTATAAATATGGGTGAACATATGCCCACGACAGAGAACTTCAAGCATATGCAATGGTGTATAGCAAACGGCATTAAAATATCAGCTTGGGCACACAGTACTTTTGAATGGAATGTCGACATAGTCATTAACAATAAATTAAACAGATCCCCTCAAGTCTTTAAGAAGACTGAAATATGGGAGAAAATTCACAGTTACTATAAATATTATTATGATAAACACAAGATTTGAAAATGCAAACGAAGCATACGAGTTTTTATTAGATCAGATCATCTGTTACGGTGATGATTTTGATGACACTAAAGCTTTGTTTAATTGTGGGTTTTATATTATGAATCCACAAGATAACCATATAGTAAACAAAGAGCGTAAATGGAGCTTAAAGTACGCTGAAGCTGAATGGGAATGGTATTTATCAGGTGATCCTAGTATAGACAAGCTAGGTGAGATATACGGTAAGATACCACCGATATGGGAAAAGATGGCTGATTCAAACAGAGAAGTAAGATCTAATTACGGTTGGCAATGGCAAAGAAATAATCAAATAGATCTTGTTGTCGCTAAGCTAAGACAGAACAAAAACACTAGACACGCAGCTTTAAGTATATATGACGGTAAAGAGTGGGAAACTTATAGAAAAGATACACCATGTACATACGCAGTTCAGTTTACAATACTAAACGACAAACTTAATATGTCTGTCTATATGCGTTCTAATGACATCTGGTACGGCTTCTGTAATGATCAGTATCAATTCTCAATGTTGCAGCGAATGATTGCTAAGAGACTAAGTATTGAAACAGGTACTTACTATCATCACGCTCATAATATGCACTTGTATAACAATAAACTTTAAAATATGTATTATTTATACCACATACCAGGTAAAAAAATAGGAGTTACACGTAATCTTAATAACAGGGTTACCCTTATGCAAGGCTATAAGGAGAATGAGTATGAAGTTCTTGAACAGTCAGACGATATAGAGTATATATCAGACCGTGAAATAGAACTTCAAAAGTCTTATGGCTATAAGGTAGATATTAAAAAATATAAAAACTTATTTAAAAAAATGAAAATAAACGCAACAGAACAAACCTCAACATTCCCAGTGCCTTTAAATAAACTAAAAGGTAGATTAATGGATAACATAGGTTTAAATTGGAAAACAGAGTTCGGCCAGTTTGAAATAACAAATGAGAACATAAAATGGATAATGAAGAATGCTAAGATATCTATGTTTAACGCTGATAGATCTTACATATATAATAAAGCTTTTTATGAAGCTTATTTTAACCCAGCACATACACCTCAAGTTGACATGTTATTAATGATGGCTAACCAAACAGTGCCAGAGACAAATGAAAGATTTGATCTTATTAGAGACTGGGCAGCTAGAAGAGGCTTATATGATGAAGGTAATCCACATACGCAATATGTTAAGCTACAAGAAGAAGCTGGTGAACTAGCTAAAGCTTTGCTGCAAGATGATAAGCCTGAAATTGTGGATGCAATAGGTGATATGGTTGTAGTATTAACTAACTTAGCTCACATGCAGGGATATGATATTGAATATTGTATTGATGAAGCTTATAAAGTTATAGCAACTAGAACAGGTAAAATGATTAATGGAACATTTGTAAAAGATAAATAAATGAATATAGAAACTAAAGATGAAATTGTATTATCAGTATTAAAGAAAATGGATCAACGCAGTATCATAGGCCAAGAAAAGTATGGCGCAACTATGATGGAAGAGATTGTAGGTCAGAAGAAAGATCTTAATAGATTTTTAATTGACGTGCAAGAAGAATTAATGGATGCGTTATTGTATATTGAATCAGCTAAACGGTGCTTGACAGATGAAATAGAAGAATCTATGTTAGCAAGAATGAATATCATTGGTCAAAACGGAAACACTGGAGAACATTATGAAGAAGAAAAACTTTAAAAGAAAAAAAGGTCCTGTGCAGTCGAAGAAGGTCTCATATGATGGGATCAACTTCGCCTCCGGGCTAGAGCGTTATATGTATATGGCTTTAAGAAAAGCTAAAATAACATCTTTGTATGAAGGTCAAACATTTGAGTTGTCCGAAGCCTTTGATTTTCCATTTGAATCTTATGAAAGATGTGGAAATGGTAAAGGAGAGTATAAAAACAGAGGTAATAAAAAGATACTAAATATAAAATACACGCCAGACTTTGTAGGTAAGGGTTTTATAATCGAAACTAAAGGTAGAGCTAATGAATCATTTCCTCTTAGATGGAAGTTGTTTAAAAAGCTAATAACAGAAAGACGATTAGGACCACTTACATTATATAAACCACAAAATCATAAAGAATGCGACGAAACAGTAAGGTTAATCCTTTCGAAGCTAAAAGAATAGCTAGGCAGAAATATGGCGAACGTCAGTTTGAGAAATGGTGGAAATGGAAATGGCAACAGTTCGGCAGGATTAGATATAAAGATTTAATTAATCAATGTAAAGAGTATAAAATATGAAAGAAAAAAAGAACTGGTCTATTAGCCTAGGGTATTACCCAGGTATATTATTAGGTATGAGAACATATGAAGAACCACATCAAACCGCTTATGTGCTATACATGCCTTTCGTAGATGTTGCCTTAGAAATTTACAAGTAATGGGATTATTTGATGAGCGCGTAGCGTACAAACCGTTTGATTACCCTGAATATTACACAGAAGGTTGGTTAAAACAAGCACAAGCATTTTGGTTACATACTGAAATCTCAATGCAGAGTGATATAAAAGATTGGAATGAGAAACTTAATGAAAAAGAAAAAAACCTCGTCGGGAACATACTTCTTGGATTCGCTCAGACAGAATGCGCGGTATCAGACTATTGGACACAGAAGGTTGTATCGTGGTTTCCTAAACACGAAATAAGACAAATGGCTATGATGTTTGGTTCACAAGAAACTGTACATGCTGTAGCATATAGTTATTTAAATGAAACATTAAAACTAGAAGATTATGAAGCGTTTTTACACGAACCTGCGACAGCCGATCGTTTTGATAACTTGGTTGCTTATGATGGCAATAGCACTGTGGGGATTGGAACTTCATTGGCCATATTTTCAGCATTTGCAGAAGGCGTTAGCTTATATAGTGCCTTTGCTGTTCTTTATTCTTTTCAGTTACGTAATTTACTTAAAGGTATAGGTCAGCAAATGAAATGGTCTGTAAGAGATGAATCTCTTCACAGTAAAATGGGTTGTCAATTATTTAGACACATGTGCAACGAAGATGATAGCTTATTAGTAGAGTGTAGAGATGATATAATCAAAGCGGCGGAGACAATGGTAGAGCTTGAAGAAAAGTATATAGACAAGATGTTTGAAATGGGTGACATTGAAGGTATTAAGTCTTATGATCTAAAACAATTTATAAAAAAGAGAACTAATGAAAAACTATTGGAATTGGGTTATATCGATCTTGGATCGTATTTCGCGTATGACAAGGAAGCAGCAGGTAATCTTGATTGGTTTTACCATCTTACCGGGGGCGTCACTCATACTGATTTCTTCGCTATTAGGCCGACTGACTATTCTAAAGCGAACGAAGGAGAAGACTTCGAAGATATTTGGTAAAATAAACATAACAGAAGAAGAAATATACAAAGATCTTAACTGGAATGGTATGCGAGACTTTGTTAAAAAAGATAATAAAAAACAAAAAACATGAAAAAAACAATAATTATTGTGTTAGCATTAACACTAGCATCTTGTAGTAGTACGTATAATCTTTCAACAGATTATAGGATAAAAAGTATATTAACAATAGCTGAAAGTGGAGACACTATAGCGGTGCCAGTTAGAGATTTTAAGTTTAGAGTACTTGATAGCAGGGTACGTGAAATAATAAATCGTGAACAATTTAGGTTTAGACAGAATTGGTATCCTGGTAATTATAATGGGTATCCTATTAGATATAACAATCAAGGTTATAATAATTATAATAAACCTAACAGCAATGTAAAGCCAAGAGTTAAACCAAGAACCAAACCGGTCAACACTCCTGTTATTATCAAACCTTATAAGCCGATGAATAATATACCTGTTGTAAAACCAAACGTAAACAAAAAGAACAATGAAAGAAAGTAAGTTAATACAAATGGAGCAAAGGCTAATGCAGATAGCTAAACTATTAAATCAAGTTGCTGAAGAGCAAAATCATTTAAGAGAGCTAGCAGTTGGCACGTTAAAAACAATACAAAACTTTAAAGAATATGATGAAGCGTTGGAAAAGCTTAAAGCTGAAGCTAGCAAGGAATCTAGTCAGGCAAAGACGCTTGACTTGGAGTGAGAGGTTATCAACTAGAATTGGTTACTTCGGAGCAGGCTTTCTTATAGCTGGACAATGGACACTGGAACCTATGTTATTTATCATAGGTTTCTGTTGTGTTGTTATTCAAACGTCAGCTAGAAAGCAATGGAACTTAGTTGTTTTAAATATAAACGGTTTATTTGCTTGGACCAAACATTTATTTTTATGAAAACCTTTTGGAATGAAGATGATTACAACCATGAAACAGATGGTAGAGTAAAAGGACCTCACGGTGTTTTTATACCATACATGCAAGGAATAGATGATCCAATATATAAAAGATACGTAGAAGAAATATTAAAGCTTGATTGGTTGCATTATGATCTATATTTAGTTGGTGGAATACTTAACGGTTGGAAAACAACTGATATAGACATATGTGTCACCGGTAAGAGAACAAAAGAATTAGTAGCTTTGTTAGATATTTGTAGAGAGCTAGGTCCTTTAGATATGTTCTGGGTTAAGTCACTAGACAAGATAAAGGGTGACGGAAGTAGAATATGGAAGTTTGCTAAATCATATGACAGGTTATCATCAAACTTTAAACCTTGGAATGGTAAATGGAAGAAAGACGGGTTGTATCATATGCAACTTAAGTTTAATGCTAAGAATAGAGAATATAAAAAAGAACCCTTACTAATAAATAAAAAATATGTGGAATAATGAGTGGATTAAAGGAGAAGATTACCCAAGATGGGGAGACACAGATGTCTACAAGAAAACGATATCTGGAGGATATTTATTGGAAGGAGAGACACCAAAGGAAGCTTATGAAAGAGTATCGAGGACAGTTGCTAGACGATTATATAAGCCAGAAATGGCAGAAACTTTCTTCCAGTATATTTGGAACGGGTGGTTATGCCTCGCAAGTCCTGTACTTAGTAATACTGGTACTGACCGTGGCCTCCCTATCAGTTGCTTTGGCATTGATGTTGCAGACTCTATCCAAGACATAGGGCAAAAGAATTTAGAGATGATGTTACTCGCTAAGCACGGCGGTGGAGTAGGTATCGGTATAAATCAAATTAGACCCGCTGGCGCTAGAATAACAGGTAATGGAACATCAGACGGAGTTGTCCCTTTTTGTAAAATATATGACTCAACAATACTTGCCACTAATCAAGGATCAGTTCGAAGAGGAGCTGCAAGTGTTAACATTAATATCGAACACGAAGACTTCGAAGACTGGTTGGAAATACGAGAACCTAAAGGAGATGTTAACAGACAGTCACTTAACCTTCACCAGTGCGCTATTGTTGGGGATAAGTTCATGCGAAAGCTTGAGCAAGGAGATACAGGAGCTAGAAACAAGTGGAGTAAATTGCTTAGAAAAAGAAAAGCAACTGGAGAACCTTATATACTCTTTAAAGGAAACGTTAACAAAAAGAATCCTAAAGCTTATAAGCAAAACGGATTAAAAGTTCATATGACTAACATATGTTCTGAAATAACATTACATACAGATGAAAATCATAGTTTCGTATGTTGTTTGTCATCATTAAATTTAGCTAAATATGAAGAATGGAAAGACACTAACCTTATATATGACGCCATATTCTTTCTTGACGGCGTTATGGAAGAATTTATTCAAAGAGCCAAAGGATTACGCGGGTTCGAAAACTCTATACGATCTGCGCAGAAAGGGAGAGCATTGGGCTTGGGAGTACTTGGATGGCACACGTATCTCCAAGAGAAAGGTATTGCTTTCGAAGGTCTACTATCTCAGTTTGAAACTAGGAAGATTTTTTCGCAAATTAAAATTGAAAGTGAGCGAGCTTCAATGGACCTTGCAGAGATTTATGGTGAACCTCTTTGGTGTGTTGGTACTGGTATGCGTAATACTCATTTGCGTGCTATTGCTCCCACCGTTTCTAATTCTAAGTTATCTGGTAACGTATCTCCGGGAATAGAACCTTGGGCAGCAAACGTTTTTACAGAGCAATCTGCTAGAGGTACTTTTATAAGAAAAAACCCTACATTAGTTAAACTATTAAGAAAACTTAAAATAAATAATAATGAGACATGGGACAAGATACTGGCCGACGGTGGTAGCGTACAAAACATTACTGAGCTTGATGATGTTGTTATGGCGCACGACGTCACCGCAAAGGAGGTATTTAAAACTTTTAAGGAGATTAATCAACTAGAATTAGTCAATCAAGCTGGACTGAGACAGCAATATGTAGATCAGTCAGTGAGTTTAAACTTAGCATTTCCTAGTGAAGCTACGCCTAAATGGCTTAACAAGGTTCACTTTGATGCTTGGAAAAAAGGTGTTAAAACCTTATATTATACGAGGACAGAATCTGTCTTACGTGGAGATATTGCACAGCAAGCGATGAACGAAGATTGCGTTGCGTGTGATGGTTAGTTAGTTAGTTAGTTAAAATAGGGAGGTTTAGTTAGCCTCCCTTTTTTTATTTACGTCTGCTATCATGATTGAATCCTTTTTCTTTTAAGTCCAAGTGTTCTTTCATTGTTTTAGCCATCTTAACAATTTTATCTTTACTGTACATTTTATGTGGTTTGAATTTTGCTGCCATAATTATTTTTTTACACAGTTGTTAACCATTTTAGTACTGCCACCAGAGGTTTTCTTACCGCTTGGTGATTTTTTTTTGCCTTCAGCTTTATAACCTTCCCAGCATGATGGTGCTTTTTTAAAAGGTGAAGCTTTTGACGCGCCTAGATTCCTTGGTCCACATCCTTTTTTGTATAATGGTGAGTTCATATTACTTTGTATTTTGTTTTACCGTTTGATTTATATGCTTGTAAACATCTGTTTCTATTTTCTTCTTCACTAACGTATGATACGTGTAACCAATTAGGATTTTCACTTGTACCAAACTCCCAAATAATTTGATCAAAGCTTAAATTATCTTTTATCCAATAATACATATCAGCATTAGACATGTGACCAAATGTATCATCAATATCCATAGCTTGACCAGACATATGCTGAGATTTTTTAGAACCTCCTATAGCTTTGTTAAGTTTAGGTCCACGATAGAACGAATTGATCTTAACTGGAGCTCCTACGTGATCTCTAAGAGGTTCAAATAGCTTTTCAGCTGTAATCTCCATGTTTGTTAAATGGTCATCCGTAGGATCATTTTGTATTCCAAGTCTTTCTGCCGTTCTGCTATACATACCTTCTCGGTAGCTAACGTGTTTACTAATTTTTTTCATTATTTAGATTTTTTTCTACCTTTTCTAGACTTACCAGCAGCAGCATCACCAATGTCTCCAATTTGATCACCAACTTCTTTGATAGCTTCAGCTACATCTTCCATCTCAGTTTTGATGGCTTTAACTCTCTTCTTAGTTTCTTTAATTGTAGCTATAGCTTTTTCATCTATAGTAGTTTTACTCCAGAAATATTTCCAAATATCTTTAAAAAATTTTTTTGTTATTTTTATCATTGTCAAACAATTTAATGGTTATCCCAACAGTTAAACCACCTAAAGTGGTAGCTAACAAGTCCTCGGGGTCAAACTTGTTACCTTTTTGAGTAGAATCAACAGTTTCTTTTATCGCGCCAACTATTATTGCCGTACCAATACTGTAGATTAAAGCTTTGTTTTTATTTTTAGTTTTTTCGTATACGTATCTATAAGCAACTCCGCTCGTAGCTACGCCAGCAAAGTAATGTTTATATTTATCTTCAGCTATTTGAGCCGACATGCTTGTTGTTAGTATACTAAAAGCTAGAAGCAGTATTAATTTCATTTATTGTTTCTTGTATTTCTTTTAGATTTGTAGGTAATAGTAGATCTAAACCTGCTTTGAAAACTTTTTCTTTTGAACCTTGTTTAAATATTATTATAGTAGGAGCCATACGTACTCTGTATTTCTTCTTCGCTTCTGGAGCATCAGCTATATTAACTCTATAATAAGGTACATCTAGCTTGTCCCAGTCAACAAAGCAATTAACTTTATTAAACTCTGCCCAGAATTCAACAACAACTATGTCTTTGTCTTCAAATGCATTACCTTTTACAGCTTCAGCAAAAGTAGCGTCAGTTATCCAATACTTATCAGGTACGTCAGATTGAGCATATGAGCTCATTGTAAATATGATTAATATAAATTTAATTAGTTTCATGTTATCTATTTTTACTTATCTCATACAATCTTTCATCAAGTTTCTCTAGCTTGTCAAGTATGTTGTCAACATCTTCTTGAGTATCCATTATAGTCTGACGAATTAACTCATCTTTTAAATCATATTCTATTCTTTCTATTGACGGCTTGGGCAATGTTTTTGCCTCCGCAATATCCGCTTGCATTACAAAATACATGCTAGCTAAAGATATAGCTCCTCCGACTATAAGACTTATTGTTTTTAAATCAACAGTTACTTTAGTCCCTTCTCCTATCTGTGGTGCGCTCATGTTTTATTTAAATGTGTAATTTAATCCAAATGTTGTTTGGAACAATTCACTGTCCCACATTTTAGAATATTCTCCTTCAACAAATATTCCTAAATTTTTCCCTATTTTTGTTCCTAAGCTAATTCCTGCAGAATAATCATTCCATTGCTCTAATTCATTGTCTAGTATTAATCCACCTTTACCCCAATTGTTTCTATTAAGGTAGCTAAATTTTTCCTCTCCAGCTATATATTTGTGATAAGGTAAAATGTAGTTTGCGTATGCGTGTAACCAAAAATTTCTTTTATAATGGTAAAAATCAACACCTACTACTGGAGCTACTTCTACCCATGCATCCAATTCATCCCAAGCTTCACCGTTAAAACGATTCATTAATCCTGGCATTATTCTTTCTCTAAAGTCTAGATCAGAAGACGCTACTTGATTCCCATCTGCATCTCTCCATATCCAATCTTGAGTAGTTACTCCATCTGTTGTTGTTTCTGTAAAGTGGTCTGTGTATCCATATTCTCTACCTAACCCATACCATTGATTAACTGGAAACTCTTGAGTATCACCATCTGGGCCTGTTATTGTTGTTGTTTCATTTAACCATATTTCTACTGGATTATATCCATACGCTCTTTCATGTCCTCTTACTATAGCTCCTGCTGATATAGAAAACTTCTTGCCTATTGGCAATCTAGCTCTAACCTCGGCTGAGTTATAGTTTAAGTTGATCTTACCTACTTCTCTAGCTTGTATCTTTACAATGTGGTATTTACCTGTATGTTTTAGGAAGTAATTAAAGTTAGTAAAATCTTCACCTCTCCATCTTTCTTTTTCAAAGTGGAATTGATATTCTAAACCTTTAAAAGCAGATGTAGGTGCAGAGAAAGCTAATTGATTTTCTGTACCATCATAAAAGTTTTTAGGTTTTCTTTCGTAATCGAATCTAGCTAATTTTCTAATTCCAAATCCATATCTATAATCATAAGGGAAAACAGGTGTGTTATCTACTACGTCTGGAATAGAATATAGACTTCCGTCAGGATTAGTTCTTAAGAAGAAAGTAGACTCTGATGCTTCAATTGAATTACTTATATCACCAGCTCCATAAACTGTACTGTACTTTAAAAAATCTTCATATAAACCTTTAAAGAATTTTTGTTTACCTAAAGCTTCAGGAGATTGAGAAAAAGCTATTGTTGTTGTTAGTAATGTTAATGTTAGTAAGAGTTTTTTCATTGTTGTAGTAGTTTTATTAAATCACTGGTTAATATAGAATCTTTTATTCTTTTATTTTCTTTCCTAGTAGCAGCTCCTTTTCTCGCTGACTCAGATCTTTTTCTTTTCTTTTCAGCATCTATAGCCGCTCTTTCTTCAGGCGTTTTAGCATTGTACTCAAGTAATTCTTTTAGTTTATTATCCTTTCTAGTTTGTTTACCTTTTTCTATACCTTCTGCTTTCCTAACAGCTTTAGCTTCTTCTTTAATCTCATCAAACTCCTCGTTTTCAGCACCTACACCCCAAGATCTCCAACCTAAAGCTAGAGCTATTCTTTGCATAGATGAATTCCTAGCATCTAAAGCCTCAGCTATGCCTCGTGATTCTATCATGACCCTATCAAGAGGTATGTTTACTAAAGCAGAAGCAAGACTTCCCATTATTTCGTAATTAGGAGATGGATTGTATCTACCTTCTATGGTTAAATCCCAAGGGTGTTTAGCTATAACGTCTTTGTTAAACCTATAAGTTTGAATAGCACTATATATTTTTCTTAACTTAGAACCTACAGGAGGTGATATGTTTGCAGCTTCTATTATAGTGTAAGTATGATCAGCTGTAAATCCTTTTTTCTCTTGTTGATAAAATTTTCTTATAGTATTTTTAAGAGTGGTTGCGATAGCGCCATATATACCACTACCTCTAATGATAGAATCCATCATTCCGTTTAATATATTTGCTTGTTTTCTAGATTGACTAATTTCTAGACTTTCATCAGTATCGTCATCGTCAAACCCAGGTATTAAAGCAAACAACGCTTGCTGTAACGCATTGAATATTAAATTCTGCACAGCTCCGTAGTATATTATTTTACTAAAATTTGTTTTAAAATCTCCTCTACCATTTATTATATCTTGGCCAGCTTTCTTCATCAACCTAGTATACTGCATCGGCGTATTCTGGAAAGCCAGTATTAATCTACCCGCCGTACTTCTTTGTTGTTGTGAAACTAAAGCAGGATCACCAGATTGTTGAGCTTCATCTGATACTTTACTGAAATCTTGAAAAGCAGCAGCTTCAGCATCAGCTTTAGACATGCCTTTTTTTGTATAGGTTTTAACTCTATTTCTATAAAAAGAAGCTCCACCTGAAGCTATAGCAAAACTATCCGCTATTTGTGTAGGTGTAAAACCTATTTTAAGCAAATAAGATATAGCTGCGTTAGCTTTGTCTTTTGTATTCTTAGCTGCATTAGCTATCTCAGCTGATTGAACATCTGATTTTAAACCACCACGTCTTTGTTTTAACTTGTCAGAATTAAATATCATTACGAAATCTTTCCAATATTGTGGTTGGTTAGCAAAAGCTAAACCAGCTTGTAAAACATTGTTATCACTCCAGTTTATAAAGTTTGTTGAAGATATTAACTGTAGTAATGCTGATCTTCTATTGAAGAACATTATAGTACCTACAGAGTTGTTTATCCAGTTCAACCAAGAGTTGTTAATGCTATTAGAACCTGTTGTTCTGTTACTACCTGTTTTCATAGCGTAAATAGAATCTTCTATAGCACTTCTAGTAGCCTTACCGTAAAGCGCCTCTATTTTAAATAAATTCTTTTCACTAAATATAGTATCTACGTTTTCAATAAACTCAGATAAGTATTGCTTTCTATTTACTTTGTCAGTTAGGTTTTGTAAATCACTTAAGGTTGTTTGTGTATCCCAGTACTTACTAGGCTCTGGCCATACATCTACTTTTGACACGGTAAGTAATCCAGCAGCGTAGCCAGATAAATCTGAATCATTCTTAACTAAGTCATGTAATTTTTTTTGATCTCTTTTAGATATACCAGGTATTTCAATACCAGCCTCTGTCCAAAGATATACTCTTATAGCAGCGTCATACGTGAAGTCTCCTCCTGGAATTAATTTGTTTAATTTTTTAACCACTGGCTTATACATCTTTAATAAACCTGAAGTATCATTTTTGATAGATTGTCTAGACGATTCAATAGCAGCTATACCTTTAAAATAAGGTGCCATTAAAGCGTCTTCAAAGAAAGTTTGATCTGCATCACCTTGTTTTCCTTTACCAGCAAAAGTATATTGAGTTAAACCTCTAAAATCTTCTGCTGAAGGCGGAATAAAGAATTTAAAACCACCTTTCTTCTTACCTCTTCTTCTAGCTACTACTTCGGAAAACGTTTTATTAGGATCTACTCCTTTTTGACGCTCCATCATGCTGTTAAAATCTTCACTTAGACCTTTGCTAAAAGCAACTTTAGCTAGTTGAACTCTACCTTTTATATCAAAATTATCGTATATTTGTTTTACTGCTTTAACATTTTTAATAGCATCGTCAGCAAAGTAGAAATCATTGTAACCGTCAGCTATTTTAGTTATCATCCAGTCAGCTTTTGCTTTAGCTGTACCATCAGCTAATCCAACTATATTTTCTAGACGTATATCAAGATCAATACCTTTTAGAAAAGTATGTATAGCATTTGCAGCACCTTGAGGTCTAGCGGTAAGTATGAAAACATTTTCATTTCCAAATTTTTTATTACGAGCAACAGCCTTCTCAAACATAGGGCCCTTTTTACCTTTCATAACTTTAGTAAATTCACTAAAGTCAAACTTAGCACCTTTAGACTCTAGTTCAGCAGATTGTAACGCAAACTCTGTAGCGTCTATTTTTCCTTTCGTTCCATCTGGAAGCGTATAAAGCACGTTAGATTTAGTTTGAGCCAATGTATCATCAAAATCCCAAACACTTATACCTTTGGCTGAAAAAGCTACTTTAGAGCCTAATTCAACAGCTTTAGTCTCAGCTCTGTATTGTTGTAACTCTTGGAACAAGTTTTGTTTGTTGACTGCTTTACCTGCAATTTCCCAAGACTCACCAATAATTTTAGTTGTAGCGTCTGGGTTTATACTTGTTATAGCAACAAAGTTTTTGTTACCCCAAGTTCTTATGTTGTAATATCTTTTAAAAGCAGGATCACCTATCTTATAACCTAAGTTCATTTTTGATTGTAAACCAACCTTGGTTAGAAAATCATCCATTTTTTTAGGTATAATAGCCACTTTATACTCTTCAAATAACTCGTCTGCTTTTGTATCAGCATTAGCTCTGTCATTCTTGTAGTAATCAACTAAGTTCATTAAAACAAAATTAGTAGGTATCATGTGCTCGTACCTAGCGTTTTTAGGATTTAATCCTGGTACAATGTATTCTAAGTTAGCTGCTCTTTTTAATGGAGCTGTCATTTGAGAATCCATTTGTTTAACTAACATAGCTAAATCCATATTGTCATATTCACCATCAACAACTAATTCCATCATGCCTTTAACATATCGTCTAGCGTTTTTAGCTTGTTCTAATCTTCCAGTAAAGTTTTTATCTTTTAATCCGCCAGCACTTGTCTCTGCTATTAAAGTAATTTCACTTTGCGCTACTTCTTTACCGTTTATCTTAAGCCAAGATTGTGTAGATTTTCTTGAGTTAGGTATATCAATTTCAATACCAGGCAAAGTGTTTAAGTGCTTGTAAAAATCATTTGTATTTTCAAACACTTGATATCTACCATCGCCAATTTTACCAGCACCAGCATACATAGGTTTATTTTGTATGACGTCAATAATAGCCTGTCTTTGTCTTACTGGATCATTATCAAACTGTCTTATGTAATCTAAAGGTATAGCTCGATGTCTTTGTATTCTAACGTCATTCTCAAATCCTTGAGCAATAGCTTCGTTTAAGTTTAAAAACGATCTTAGAGCTTGGTTTACCTGGTTCTCAGAAAACATGTCACTTATATAATCTAGAAGAATTCCAGAATCTTTAGCTCCATCTTTAACTATAGGATCAACAAGATTAAATTTCTTAGCGTAAGCGGCTAGTTCTTTTGCTATAGCGTTTACCTCTGAATTAGTAAAATTAGGTAACTGATCTTTTAATATTTCTCTGAACGTTGTTTCTACTTTTTTAGGATCAGCCCAGTTTGTTGAGCTTGGGTCTAACATACTAGCAACACCTGGTAGTGATGCATAAAACTGAGATTGTTTACCAAAATCTAGACCTCTAACAGAACTAAAAGCTACTCTACCTACGTTTTTATTTAACTCTTGTATAAAAGCCTCTGTTTTAAAACCAGCTTCTCTAAGAGCATCTCCTTGAATATCATAAGCAGATTCTTGACCCATCGTATCAGCTAAAGATAACTGTCTAGCTCCTTTAGTGTTAGGCTTAACACCTGTTCCTTCAAAGTAATTTAAATAATCTATTTTAGCTTTTATCTTGTCTTTTACTTTTTCAAATATAAAAGGCCCAGACTTTATATCAGTTATTTTTTTACCAACACTCAAGCCTTTGTCTATAGCATCATTATGACCTCTGATTTGCTCAGCATTCATTCTAACACCTGTGCTTTCAGTTAAGAAAGGATATTTTTTATTCAATACATCTATAGGTAGATCGTATATTAAGTTAAAGTTTTGTGATAAAAACTGAGAATAGTTACCTTTTTTATCTGCATTTGTTAGCTCTACATCGTTGTTAAAGTTTTCACCACGTTGCATTACATTTTTAAACATAGTTCCTATGCTTCCGCCATACTCTTTAGCTAGCTCTGTTCTAAACTTGTTAGTACCTAACTCATTCTTAAACTTTTTAGTTTTAAATGTTTTTACAATATTATTAGTTATCGCATCTACTACACTATTTGGTAGATTAACAGCTTTATTACTGCTGTCTATAAATTTAACTTTGTTAACAAAATCAACCTTACTATCTCTTAGTTTTTTAGCAGCATCAAGATCAGCTTGCTCAGCATCTAAATCAACCTCTGTGTCAGCAACGTCTCCAACATTCTCTAAACCTAAAGTAGCTGCAGTTTGCTTAAAAGTAGCTTTCGCTAACTCAAACACTCTAAAGTAACCTCTGTTTCTTACGAACTTATCTAAATCTTGAAACTTAGTAACACCTTCTTTATTTGGTTTTAAATACTCTTGCTGTATCATTGTAGATAACTCTGTAGCTACAAGTTGCTTCCAAGTATCTATAGTTTGACCTTCTCTGTTCATTGGATCTAAACCGTTCCAAATTTTATTAGAAATAGTTGTTACATAAGGACCCATAGCGTCAGATTCAGCAACTAATCTTGATTTCATAAAATCCGTTACTTGATTGCCGTTAACATCTGTGCTTAACATGCCGTTAACAAAAGATCTTATTTTTTCTCTTTTCTTTTCAGGCTTTGGAATAAATCCTTCAGGTAAAACAGGTAGTCCTTTCTTAGACCTATCGATGTTCATTTTCCCTACAACAAAGTCATTTAATAAACCTTCTAAATTAGTACCAGCACTATTAGCTACGTCAGATGGAGCTTCTTTTGTTTGATTTATAAAATCTTTTATGTCATTAGTCTGAGCATCTGTCACCACGCTAGACTCTTTAGCATCAGCTATATCTTCTTTTGTTAAAGTTCCGTCTTGTATTTTTTTAGCTAAATTAACAACAAAATTATAAGAATCAGTTTCTCCTTTGAAATCAAACTTATATTTTTCTTTAAACTTCTGCTGAGTAAGAACACCAAATAAACCAGATAAACCTTTTGCTTTTTTCTCACCAAATTTACCTTGGGCAATATACTCAAGAAAAACAGATATAACTTCTTTAGGATCAACGTTACCATCTCCGTCGTATATACGTTGGTCTTTTATAAAGCTTTGGTAAGTTTTATTATCAATCATCTCCATTGAAGTAAGAAGTTGATTAGATACATTACCAAAACCTATTCTATCAGCACCTTTACCAGTAAACAGCTCCCAAAATACTTGGTGACCTATTTCATGTGTTTTTGTAAATTGTTGTTCGTTTTTAATTCTATTCTCCATTACGGAAATAGTAGTCTTAACACCATTAGCATCAACGTATGCCGCGCCATCTGCATTATTGTTTTTTATACCATCTATAAAATCAGCACCAACTTGCTCATCTAAAGTTCCGTTATCAACCAATGCTTGCACGCCTGTAACAGCTTCGTCTACTGTATTAAATTGAGATATATTAATACCTTCAGCAGCGGCTTGAGCATCAGTAGCTTCAAACTTGTCTTTCATATAAAGATTATATGCTTCTTTCTTTACGTCCTCTGGCGTGTGTTTTTTGTCAGGATCTTTAGCTATTAAATTAGCGTCTGCTTCTGAAATGAAGTTATCATATTTTTCTTTGTTAGTAACCTCTAAACCTACAAAAGCAGTTCTAAGTTTTTTCTTATTTGTATCAGACAACATATCCTGCAGTCGACTTTCTATTATGTCAAAATCTGCAACTAAATCAGATATTAATTTTTGCTTAGTAGCCGCATCTATATCTGGATTATTTTTAATATCCTTAATCTTATTCTGAATCCCAAACTGCTTGTTCCTTACGAATATAGTAGCACCAATCGCTTCTTCACCTAAAGTGTTTTGTATTAGTGTAGTGTTAGATTCAATTAACTTATTAAGCTTGGCTTGTTTTTTAGCCATGTTATCCATTAACTGTTTCTTTGTCTTGAAAAAATTAGGATTAATATCTCCCATACCATAGTTCATCCTGTCTAATTTGCTACCCATCTCATTGATGCTGTTTTGCAAACCTCGCATTTCACTCATGCTTTCATATGAAGAAAATTTAGAATTATAAGCTCCTCTAAGAAAAGGTAAACCACTAAACAATAATCCAAAACCAAAACCAGAGAAACCAGCATGGTCCATACCTCTAGTGACATCAACTCCATCTAACATGTTTTGAACACCAACAGTTGCTATTTCACCTAAAGGTTCTAAAAGTATATCTGTAACTGTTCCTCTAGCATTTTCTTTAGCCCAGTTTTTTGACGAGGTATTTAAAGCCTGCATACCTTTTAGCTTGCCAGATTTTAAGAAGTTTCTTTTTGCTCTTGCTAAAATAGGTACAGTTGTTAAATGCGCAAATCCACCTTCAGCAAGACCATAACCTAAACTTGTTAACCACATTGAAGTATGTGAATGATCTTTTAAACCATTTACAAGCTGGTAAGTCATATCCATCTGCTTTTGACCAGTAGAGGAAGCGCCTACTACAAGAGCAGCATAACCACCACTAGCAACCATAGCTGCTAATATAGGAAGTTGATTTGAACCTTCTTGCATTAAAAATTTACCAAAATTTCCTATTGAATTGAAAGCTCCACCTGCTCCACTACTAAAGTCTACGTCTCTAACATAACTACCTCTAACTCTATTTGTAGTTTTATAAAGGTCTTGAAACGGACTTTCTTCGTCCATGTAAACACCACCTGTAAAAACATTAAAACCTAAGTTTGCGATACCAGCACCAATGTCAAGAGTACCTAAAGCAATGTTAGATATATATTTTTCACTTAAATCATAGTTTCTAGAAGCCGCGTCCATAGACACGTTTAATTCATTTTTTTTATCAGCTATGTTTTGAGCTTTGTCGTTTAATGTGTTAAATATACTATAATAAGAAGCGTTATCCATGTAGGCTTGATCATATAGTGTTTTTAAATTACTAAGAATCGCTTTATTAAACACCGTTGTAGTCTCAACACCGTTTTCATCAATTGTAGTTTCTGAATAAGTTTCGTTATCGTAAGGGTCTATAACAATACCATTGTTATTTAAAGCTATAGTTAATTGTTCCTCCTGCAACTGGGTCATTCCGCCTTTTTGATCAATGACGTCTTGTATTATTTGTTGAATGTTTTTATTTTCTTTAGACTTATCTAATATAGTACTCTGCGTACTTGTTATACTTTCTAGCTCTTTATTTAGATCTAAATCTAGCATCCTTGTACCAACGTTTAACGCGGCAGCTGTATCCCTGCTTTGAAAATTATCTTCTATATATAGTTGAGAAAACTTATTAATTAAACCTAAGGTCTCAGTTTGGGCTTCTTGATTCAAAACCATCATCTTAGCAAGATCGTCAATGGTTTTAGCTTTGTATTTTTCTTTAAGAGTATCTATACGATCATCGCTAAGCGCACTTAGCTCTTTAGAAACAGCATCAAACTTATCTGCTAATACACCTCTTTCATGAGAACTACCAGTTTCATCAGAATATGGCATTCTGTCGGTTGAGTATTTACCATCAAATAGTTGATTTATTTTGTAAAACTCAGTATTATTTACCGCTGTAGATTTATCAAGATTAAGTACATTAAATCTTGACTTTATTTCTTGTTTTTCTTCAATAAAAATTGGATTATTCTCTGTAGCTATTTCAGTAATAGCTCTTGCCTCATCTCTTAAACTTTCTTTGTTTTGAAAAAAGTCTCTATCTGTTTTTATTAGACTAGCATTTTTAGTCATGTAGTCTTGTAGCAACTTGTAATTAGCTTTATTTAAAGCCGATGTCTGTTGACCTGTAAAAAGACTATCAGTATTAAGCTCTAATACAACATGCCCTTCCGAGCCAGGTATTTTAACTTTTATAAATTCAAAACCACCTGTTGTTCCTCCAGACGCTGCATTAAGTACTGCGTAATTATCACCTTGAAACTGGCCTTGGTTTACTTCTTCAAACTCTAAATTAGTTCCACTAAATATTTTGTCAAAGGTTATTTTTCCTTCCTCTTCATCTGATCCTAAGACTCTACCAATAAAAGATGTACTACTAAAATCTTGAACACCTTCTTTATTAACGCTAGGTTTAAGAACCTCTAATAAAGTTGTTACTTTTTCTTCAGAAGAAGCTGCGTTTAAGATGTTAGATTTGTTTGTATTTTTAATCCTTCTAACAGATATTCTTCTTAAAAAGTCCGCACCTTGTTTTTGTAGTTTTTCAAATTTAACAGCAGCAGCAGCGGCAACTTCTGATCCGGGTACACCGAAGTCTATATTTTCGGGATTAACTATGTCATCAAATATATCTTTCTCTAAAGTTTCGGCAGTTTTTATTTTTTTAGGTATACGTTTTATGTATTGGTTTGGGTTTGTGCTATCTTGCACAACGTTCTTAATTTGTGGATCGACGCGTTTTACTTCGTTTTTATCTCTATCACCTGTTAGTCTAAATTTGAAATCCGATAAAGATTTTTCCAATTTGGAGGCCGTATTTATTGGTTGTATCTCCGACCCCGCAACTGCCTCCACATTTACAGGATCTGTTTGAAAATCATCATTAATCAGTTTATGCTTGCTAACGTAGTCGTCGAAACTTAATCCGCTAGAATCAGCCGCAACTTGTATTTCTTCTATAGAAAAATCTTTACCATTGTAAGAATACTGTTGGGCTTGTTTTAAAGGTGTGCCTTTCATATTTTTAATTTTATTTTATTTGGTTGGAAGTGTTTGGCTTTTTTGAAGGTCAGCTAAAAATTTAGCTTTTTCCTTATCGCTCAAGCCTTGAAATTGATCAATAAATGGTTTATTACTTACAACCGATGCTTTTGCTTGTGCTATTCTTCTAGATTTATTAGCTGCATCTTGAATTTTTTGATTTGCAATAGCTCTCTTTTCATTGAAAGCAGATGATGCAACTTTTTTCAAACCTTCAAGATATACTCCTGATAAGTAAGATCTTAACGCTTGATCATTTTCTATGTCTAAAAGATCATCATTCCAATCAGATCTGTCATTCATAGGAGTATCACTTATAACTGTGTCGTAAACCATAGACATCATATCTTCTCTACCCATGGTGTTAAACATTCCGTTTAACTGGTATTTATAATTTGTTTCTAAACCACCCTCAATCTTAGCACCTCCATTTTGAGCCTTGTTAGTAAGTTTCATTATATCATCAAAGCCTTGAGCGTTAATTAAATGATAATTCCAGTCTGTATCTTTTTCAAAGTCAGAAAATGGAACGAATTCACCTTCATGAGAAATTTGAAAAGTTCCTCCAGGTTCTATGACTATATCAAAATCATTGTTTTTATACAAAGAATTTAAATTAGCTGTGTTTCCGTTTACAATAGAAGATTCACTTATAGAGTTGTTTTTAGTATCAGTGTAGTATTGTTCTCTTTTTTTCTTAAATTCATCTAAATTAGTACTTAATGATTTAAAATCTGAGTTAATAGAGTTCATTGTAGCTATAGCTTTCATATACGCTGGGTCATCGGCATCTAGCGTAGATGCTGCCTTGGCTGCTTTAGCATATTTGTTTCTATTTGATATCAAGAAACTATTAACCTCGTCTCTCATGCCAGGTTCAACTTTAGAAACCTCTATAGTGTCCATGCTATTAACATAGTTTTTTAACTCAACTTCATCCTGCCTTTGCTTGTATAGAGTGTTTCTCATCTCTGCCAAAGCACCTTCACTAGGTCCTATTCCACCAGCACCTGCGTTAAAACCACCTTGGATATTATCGAATCTATCTGCAGCTATACCTGCGCCTTGTATTAAGTTTGAATTTGCCATTTAAGTTTTATTATTGTGTAACTCCAGAAGCGCCCATGATATCACTGTGATCAGCAACCCCACCAACCATTTGGCCTATACCACCTGTTATGGACTGTGTAGCTGCATCTCTAGCAGCATTAGCAGCTCCAAGTCTTTGTTGACTCATTCCAAATAATGTTTCTGTTTTATCTTTTTCAGCGTTTCTAGATTGTTGTTCGCCTTGTAGCTCAGCGTTTTGTACACTCATTCTACCTTGAGCAGCTCTAAGTTGATTGCTTTGTTCTTGTTGACCTATACTAACAGATGCTTGTTGCGCTTGTTGGTTACCAGCACCAGCTAAAGCCTGAGCCATAGCGGCTATACCAGATCCTCCAGCCGCGGCACCCATGCTACCCATTGTATTTGACATGTTTTGTTGTGATTGCTCTCTAGCAAAATCAGCAGCGCCTGTATTAACACTCATATCTTCATAAGCATTGTCAAGATTAGAAGCTAGGTTAGAAGTGTCTAAATTAGTAAATCTAGCTTTGTTAGCTTGCATTTCTGCCTGCGCCTCTCTCTGCTCTCTTCTTCTTTGACCACCACCTATAATACCACCAGCGATACCCATTAGCCCACCAACTCCTGCTTTTATTAATCCACCCGATATTTTTAAGGGTGATCCTTTTTTATATAATCCTTGTGCCATTTTAATTGTTGTTTATGTTATTATTATTACATTTTAAAAGAGTAAGTTAACTATTTACTACTTTCAAATACCTCTGAACCAACTGAAAACAATTCAACAGATGTTATTTTGTCGTTTCTAAACTGAGCCTCCGCGTAATATCCTTTTAAATTTGAAGTATTTCCTCTAGCTTCTTTAGTAAAAAATATGTAGCTATTGTTTCCTGGCGGTGTGGTTTGAGTATCTATTTGAGCTACAACAGCCACGGTACCGTTGACAGCGCTTACAGTTATACTAGTAACAACACCTATTTCAACAGTAGTGTCATTAGCTCCAGCGTAATACAACGTATCTCCTATTTGTAAAGATACGTTGACTGCTGTTGGAAAAGTTAGTGTTATTGCTTGTGTAGGCATATTTTATTTATTAAGGTGTACATGATAGATTTGTTAATGTTATTGTAGCTCCGCCATCTCCAGGATCACTACTAATTGGTGGTTGTCTTGTAGCACATTGTGTTGTTGCTGTGGAACCTAATCCTATGCTTACAACCTGAACAGCTAGTGTTTCACAATTTATAAACTTAATGTCTACTGATTTACTTAAAGGTCTAATAGGATTGTATACAACACTCCATGTTGCACATGTTTGATCTACACCTGTAGAATCACAAGTATCTCCAGATAACCCAACAGAAACAGATCCAGTTACTACAACAGCAGGACTACTTAAAGCACATATAGAAAAATTACCATCACCTTTACTTACAAATATTACTCTTTTTGATTTTGTTATACAGTCAAAGTAAGTGACAGTACCACCTAACGCTCCTACAGTTATATTGTATTCAACACAGCCGTTAGCACTACCAACAGTTAATAGATCAGCTAGATTTAAATTAAATGTCACGTTACCGTCGCCATATTTTGAAATATAACCATTAGAAGTTACAGTGGCAACTGTATTAGAATCATTTAATGTAGCTACAGCAGGTAAAGCTAGTTCTGATTTTTTCCTATTAGTAAAAGCTAAGGTTGGAAAGTTTGTTAAATTACTAACTGTTATAGCCGCTCCATCTATAGTAACATTGTTACCTGATATAGCTGTTATCTTTCTAACAGTGGTTACGATGTTTGGAATTATTTGTAATTCTGAACCAACTGCTAAATTTGTAGTATTAGCAAGTACTAAAACATTGGCATTACTAATAGTTGCTTGAAGATCTTTTAATACGTCAAAAGAATTACTCCAAGACTCTTCGTCGAAATTAGTAGCTAAACTAAGTGCTTGACCACTTGAACCAGCCACGGTAAAAGTCATAGGGTTATTATAAGCGTCTCCATTTACCGAAGCCTGAGAAAGAGCTGGGAAACTTTTAGTGTACGTGGAAGTTCCTGACGTTGACATATTAGTTCCTGAAGCTGTAAACGTTAATGTAGTATCTACATATTGATATATGCAAAATGGATTTACTTGAGTAAAAGGAGATATTAAATTACCACCAGCTATAGTAAAACAGTACACCGCGTTCGAGCTTACTGCAGGTATTTTTATATTTATATCAAAGTAACCAGCAGCTGGTATAGTCAATGTTGGTGTTGTTGCATATAATAACAATTCATCATCTGCATTAAATGTATTAAAACTTAGTATAGTACCATTATTACTGGCCAGTGTAAAAGTAGCTGTAGGCGCTCCAAATATTCTTACTGTTCTTATGTCACCTTGAGCACCGGTGTTAGAAATGTTAACTGAATAACTTGTTATTTTAACTGGTGTTACTTTTATTGCTTTAGTAGCAGGTATTGAAACTTTAATCTTATCGTTAACATAAGATAAAGAAGGAAAAGTGTAATAAAACTTTAAATTAATAGATGTTAATCTACCACTAGAATCTATTGTTTTTACTTCCACACAATCGTAATAGTCTAAACTTGAAGAACCTAATTCATACTCTATTAAAAAATCTTGAGAAAAATAATAATTACTTGCAGCTGTGTACGTTTTTTCAATAATCAACACTTCGTTACCAACAACACCAGAGGTATTGTATGATATAACTTCCGGAGCAGGACTGCCAGATATTATTGTCATGTTAGCCGCTGAAACTACATTGGCCTGATATAAACCATCAATAGAAACTCTAGACTTTACAGCAGCACCAGTTATACAAAGACTTCGAACCGTGTCAGCGCTAGGCATGGCAAAAGGACTATCAAAAGTAACTGTACATATTACAATAGTGTTAGAAGCTCCTTGAGTGAACACTACAGTGTTTATGTTAGCTAAAGTAGTGTTTGTCCACGTGAAATCTTCTGCGTCAACAGAATAGCCCGAGTCTGCAGTTATAGTTAACACTGCTGTTGGATGGTTTGTGACAACATTTGCTCCACCTGTAACAGAGTATATTACGTTTGTTATAGTATAATTATTGTTTGATTGTGTAGCCATTATAGAGTGTTCATAGTTGTTATGTGAGTAATTACGCTATTTTCAAATGTTATAAACTTCCAATTGCTAGGTAAACTACTCCACCCTGCGTCTGTTTTTAACAACGCTGTTGGTGGGTTAGTATATAGATAGTAACCAGATTCACTTAATGTTGACAACGTGTTGTATATCATTATACCTTTTCTATAGTTAGGAGTTAAAGCAACTCCACCGTTTCCGTACAAGGTAGCTCCAACAGCAATACCAGCTCCTGCAGAATAAGTAAACTCATTACTAAGTCTCATTAAATCACGACTAGGAACATTTACTATAGCAGAACTAGTTAACCAGTTTTTAAGTTGTGTTTTTGTAGCAGCTGCTCTTTGAGAAGGTGTTGAAATACTAGCCGCATATGTTATTAAGTTTATAAAGTAAACCCCTGCACCACTAGTGTATCTATAACCAAGAAAACTTTTAAACTGAGCGTCAGGAGTTAATGAGCAAGCGCTTAGCGTGTTGTATTGAGTTTTAGCTGTTATAACACCGTTGGTAACAGTTATGATAAGATATGTGTTAGGTACTGACGTTCCAGTAACATTTTTATTTAAAGCATTATTATCAGGAGTAGTGGCTGGTTCTATATAAAGAAACTTACCACTCACGTTCATTATTTCATTATCTTGATTATACAAAGTTGTATTAACATTTACACCTGAAGAGTTGAAAAACTTAAAATCAAAATAGTTTTTATCTATTTCAGCATACCCGTTAGAGAAGTTGTTGTAAAACTCTTCAATACCACATTTAACTAATTGATCTGTTGCTTTTTGTCTTATGTCTATGTTTATATTAGAGCCAGGCTTGTTACAGGACCAGTAGTACCAGAACTTCTTAGTTGTATCTGGTATATCGCTATTACCAGTAGTGGAACAACTTAAATCTATGTTAATAGTCAAGTCAAAAGCACTTGGTGCGCTAGCTGATATGGTTGCAAAGCCTAAACCTTGTGTTGGGAAAGCGCTAGAATCAACGTTGTTGTCGCAATTGTCTTTCCAAAAAGTATTTAAACCTTTTATTTTATTAAAGTATTTGTTTTCTTTTTTAATAAACTCTTTTATCTGACCTTCTTCCATGTCAGTGTTTATATAATTAGTATACCATCCAGGTGTAAAAGCTTCGCTGTTTACAGTAGAAGGTACTATACGTAGATCAACAAGCTCTGCTATACTCAAACCAGTTAAACCAGCACTCGTCCCGTAGGTATATCTTCTAGAATCACTTCCAGAATAGTTAAGAGTTTTAAAACCTTTCACAGATTCAGTAGCATCGTTTATAATAACATTAACAGAGCTATCGTATTGAGTTCCGTAAAAATTATTGTGAACGCTATTAGAGGCGTGCTCCCATATTAATCCTTTATTAAAAGTGTAATACTTGTCGTTTATAGACACACCACCTTCTAATGGATAAAAAACATTACCTGTTTTAGAATAATAAGATTTTCTACTAGGCCAACCACCTACTGTCTCTTTAAATGACACTGTAGTTGTTTCCACGTCATCAGACTCGTCATTAGGTACTTCACAATGTGTTTTATCTTTCGGTGTCTTAGAGAACTTGTCTTGCCATTCATCTGTTAACTTGTCTAAAGTTATATTGTAGTTTTCTTTGTCATCATTGTAACTACCAATTATTTTAGTACATACTGGTAAGTTATCTGCAAAGAAGTCTGTAAGACCTTTTAAAGCTATATTAGTTATACCATCTTGTGATAATCTAATAACAGCACCTCTGTTTCTGTCTGAAAAATAACTTCTAAAACCATAAGCAGCGAATGACTCTGGGTTGGTGCTTATACCAAACTCACCAGCGTAAGGTTGAGCTTGACCTAAAACAGCTTTGTTAGAGGTTATGTTAGCGCTACCGTCAGCATTAAACAATGCATCTTTATTAGCTAATATACTTAGACATTTGTCTTCGCATAAAGTAACTAGATTAGTGTTTCTAGAGTGTAGTTTTTGTATTGAACCGTACTCTGGGTTAAGATCTTTTGTTATAGCCTCTGCCTGTATAAATTGATTCAATCTATTTACACCTGAAGTTGAATTATATATTTGAGAGAATATAAGACCATTTGATCTTCTTTCTTCTCTATATGGTGTATAAATTGATTCAATCTATTTACACCTGAAGTTGAATTATATATTTGAGAGAATATAAGACCATTTGATCTTCTTTCTTCTCTATATGGCTCATCTAATATACTAGAAACTTTAACACCTTTACCTATCACAGGGGCGTTAAAATCATCTCTAATACGATCAGATTCTACACCTTGACCAAAAGAATAACAATTGAAATAATCTAAAACTTTAATGTTATTGCTAGTTGAACCTGATATTAAATCAGATATTGGAAAAGCACATGAAGCTTCGTAGTATATATCTATATCAACAGCTTCTTTTGGTTCTGTTTCAAAAACAGCTGGATTTGTAGATGTTAAAACGCTATTGTTATCAGTTACAATTTCTTCTACTATTTCGTATCCTTTTATTGAACTCATACCACTAGCTGTACGATCGCCAACCCAGTCTTCTTGTATTGGTTCTTTTAATTTTAAAGCAAGTCCTAGATGCTTGTTTCCGTCTTTACCACTCTGTTTATCTGCGTCGCAACCTGGGTTAACACCAGCAAAGCAACCTTTTTTACAACCTCTTGCTAATCCAACTCTCCAGTTTTTATCAATCTCGTAAGGTTTTGTAACTCTACCATCAGTATGAATAATTCTTATTAACTCACCATTGCTAGCTGTTGTTCTCATAAAATCACCACTACTAGTTCCCTTATCACCACCATCACCTGGTTGCACGAGAGAATTAGACCAATCATCAGTACCAATTACGGCTATACCAATCATTTTTTCATTAGTAGCGCAACCTACTCTAAAGACATCTGCAAACTTCCAGTCAGGATTACCTTCCGCTACAGTGTTTGCTCTAGGCCCGCCGCCGCCCGAAGTTCCTTTGCACCTGCTACCATTGTTGTTAAAAGGAGCGTTAAATCTTCTTTGGTCTTCACACGCGTCACAGAAACAACCAGATCTACCTTGACCAGCTGATCCGTGCCAATAACCCCATCTCTCAGACCTACCTAAACTATTTCCACACACATGTCTAGGTGAAACTATATCCACGTGAGCTTTTATTCCATATCTCTTATTTGCTTGTTCAAATGTTTTTACTATGTTTACTTCAAAATCCGTATCTCTGTTTATTTTAACAAAAACTCTTCCTTCAAACTCAGGTAACCTATCTTCTTCTTCTTTAAACAAGTCAATAGTTATTTCCTCACCGTCTTCCAAACCTGTAGTACCCATCCACAAAGACTCTGCGCCAAGTGGTGTGTCTAAATTAACTACATATGTCTCACCAACTCCAGTTCTACCACCACTCTTAACACCTATTATATCAGTTGAGTTTGCTCCTTGTGAAATCCTTAAAGATGTGTCACCGTTAAAACCATTAGCAAAAGCGCCATTAATATCAGCAGCGGAACTAAAACTTATCGTAGAAAAACCTTCTTTAAATCCACTTAAAACTGTTGCGTTAGCTGTTGAAAATATTTTTTTAGACCTAGATATAAAATCTGGAGCCTTTGACTGAACGTCTAACACTTTGTATCTTGAAGGTCCTATAGAAGGACTATTTGTGTCGTGTTGTTTTTTTAGTATTAAATAACTATCTATTTGTACTTTGCTTGTTTCAGATGAAGGAAAGCTTAACCAAACGTTACCGTCTTCAGCAAAATAAAATCTATCTAATGCTAAGTTGTAGTACTCGTTAGATGTATCTTTTATAAAGTATTTGTAATGAGTGAAGTTATTAGCAATAGTATTAGCTATTGGTAAAGCTTCTATTACAAACTTATTAGTTTTAACAGCGTTAACTTTATCTAAATTAACAGTAGCTTGTGGGTTAGTGAATACTGGTGTTTGTCTACCATAAGCATCTTGAAGTACTATACCTACTTGGTATTTTCTAATACTCTTAAGCGAAGGTATTGGTCTTTTAAAGTTTTGCTCATCAGTTAAATCACCATCATTATCAGAATCAATGAAGCCAGGGTGTGTTGAGCTAGCTATGCTAAGGTCTAATTTTAATTTAGGTACGTCAAAGTTTTGTAAATAATTAGCAAATATTAATCTATTAGCTGTAACCTCTTGAGCTTTAGCTTTTCTTGGAACGTTATCCCAAGGTCTTAATAATTGATTAGACTCTACTACCGCGCCAATTAATTCTGTCTTTAACTTAAATGTATTTGGTGGAGAAACATTTAAAACATCAGACTCAGATCTTTTTAAAGTGTCAACAACGTATATATTGTTTGATCTAGATTTTTTCATTAAAACATCAACCTCAACAACCTCTAAACTACCCCAATTAAAACCGCTTATTATTAAAGATCTTAAACGGTTTTGCATGCCTAAATTATAACCGTCACTAGATAAATATTCAAAGTCGTCACCTTCAAAAGCCGGTGAAGTAAATGGTGAGAAACAAGAATACTCTCCGTTCTCATACTTCCATCTATATGCAAATCTAGGAAACTCAAATTCAAACATAGGATCTTTTTCCTCTAAAAGAGCTTCCCAAGAAACAAGCTCATCTTCAGCTACTCCAAATCTTAGTATCTTTGAAGGTATAGACATTATTTGAAATTCTACTTCGTTACCGTTTATACCATTAGCAACTATCTTTAACCTAAGAGTATATTCGTCTATGTTATTATAATCTCCAACGGCACTACCAGTTAAAGCTATTGTATCACCATCCTCCCAACCAGTAGGTGTTTGATTAAACGCTAATGTAACGCTTGCCATGTTAACTGGAAACACAGGTGAACCTAAAGCTTGATCAACAACCCATTCCTGAAAAGTTGGTAGAGGCGTGTATTCAGCAGCGGCAGTACCACTAGCTTGATCAGATATATAAGTAAAGTTAGTATATGTATCACCACTTGCTGGGAAATTCCCTACAAAGTCATAAGTAGTATTTAAAGGACTAACACCTGTACCTGGAACTTCTTCTCCAGAATAAGATCTACTACTTGTAGCTAGAGTTAAATCAGGCTTACATAAAGGTGATTTTTTAATAACAGTAACATCTGCTTCTGTAAAGTCTGCCCCAGCGGCGTTAAAAGAATATGTTTTGCTTGATGTGGAATATGCTGGTATTTTTGTATGAGTTACAAAATTTGGACTACCACCATTTGAAGAACCTTTTTTAAACTTTACAATGTTTATTTTCTTAGGTTCACTATTATCATCTGTAAAGAACAACAGATCATCTACTATGTTTATACCAGTTATTAATTTTTGAGAGCTAAACTTTAATATATTTTTAGTATCAACAATAACAGGAGTAACGTCACCTGTTTTTTGATTAAACTCTGCTATAGTATTTATTGAATCTTTTCTAGTATCTCTATCAGATGTAATAAACCAATATATACACTCTGTTGGCTCATGTCTAATAGAACCTATACATACAGGATTTTTTAAACTATCTATGTATCCAGCAGTCCAATTCGACTCTGAAGAAGGCGAACCTTTCATTTCAGTGTTACCTTTTATGTTTTGTAAAGCACCAACGTTGCTAGATTCAGAAGTAGACACAGAAACATTTAAAGCATCTCTGTATTGACCGTTTGGAACCATTCTCTCGTCGAGATCATGATTCATCTTTCCCTGAGTAAAATTATGAATAAATTCTGGCATATTTTAGTGTTTTATAATCTTAGACTTACCTCTCATTACTTGAGTAAGCTCCTCTGATTTTAAATTTGATAATCTTAATTTAGCTTGGCGAGTAGCTGCAAACTTTTCTTTTTTAAATCTCATTACTAAATACTCTTGAGTGTTTGCTCTTGTCGCTAATATAGCGTAAGCTATATGCTTATACATAGCTTCTTCTGCAAACTTGTGAACAACCATCTCAGCGTCAGTGCCAAGTGAATCACTTATGTACTTTAGCGTAACTATTTTACCAGTTAAACTAGAATCAAAGAATATCTTACCTCTTAGATTATCAATAAAATAAACTCCATTAGTATTAGCGTTCTCAGGACTTAACCCATATCTACCACCAGCACTTCCAAAGTTCACAGGGAATTGTTCTGTTGAATCTACATTAGATGAGTTTCTATTTGTAGCTGCTCTAAACTTCTCCCAAGTTTCAGAATCATTTGCAGTTAGTAACGTACCGTCGTTATCAAATGTGTAATCGTAAGAAGCATCTTGAAGAAGCGCTTCTGGATTACTTGTTTTACTAGTAGGCATTAAAGTTCTTTCAATACCGTCTCTACCGACCCAAGATAACTTAACATAGTTAACAAAGTCATGTGGTAGTTTCATTACAAGTGAAGGTGGTATCTCTATTTCTTGAGATTTAAAAGACTTTAGTGTATCATAGCTTAATTCAGCTAGACCTCTCTGAGCGTGAAATGCTACATCAGTTCTTCTTATTTTACTTATTATTTTATCCTCACCAACATATGATATAATAAAGTTACTTATAATATCTTGAAGAGGTATATATTGATAATTACCAAATTGCTCGTTAGCTACAGTCTCTCTAAATAATATAGTTAAACCTAATAAAGGTGAACCATCAGCAGCCTGTACATTAGCATTTATATTTGTATTGTTAAACACTAGATTAAAACTACCATCAGCTGTTACATCACCTGGATTTGTACCATTGTAAGAGTAACTGTTTTTACTGATTTCTATGTTATTTATAAAAACCTGTATTCCAGCTTGTTGTAAAGGTCTTACTGGAAAGAAAGCCGTTGTAACTGGGCCAACAGTAACGTTGCCAGCACCTGCTCCAGTGAAACTTTGACTTTGGCTATAATAACCTTGTTGTGTACCTGAAAATAATGGCATATCTTATTGTTTTTCTTGTTGGATTGTTTGCATTTCTTCTTGATTAGCAACTTGATACATTTGCATTTCTTTTGTAGAAAGACTAGCAAGTTCTAATATCTTTTCTACCAATGCAACTTCTTCTGATGAAGCTAGTTGAAAGTTGGTACTTGTAACTGAATTGTATAGAGCTTCTCCATAAACCATTACATAACCCCAATTAGGAGCTGCTGGTCTAGCTATAATATTACATGTTATACCTGCAATTATTGATGCCGGATAAAGTTGTATTGTAGTCTCAGTAGTTCTAGTGTAGGCTGGTCTAATTAAATTAGGAGTTGTTAGTGGTGAAGATTCTATTATTGTTATATCTTTTTTACTTAGTTTTTCTACTATTCTAGAAACACCTGAAGCAGTATGTATTACGCTACCTAATCTATAGTTAGCTGGTAAAGTTCCTATACCTGTATTGGCCATAACAACCGCTTGAGGTACACTTTCAAATATACTTATTTTTTCTTCTAATATAGTTAACATGTCTGAGTACTCTGTACTGTTTCCATGAAGTCTACCAAATTGGTTTATGTCATAAAAATATTGTTCAAAGATATCTAATTGAGCTTGCTCAGCAAATAGATTAAACTCTTGAGGTGTAACGTATCCACGTTGCTCTTTGTTTAATGTACTTAAAACAGTTTGATAAACAGTATCTACATTTACAGCCATAATTAATAAGGGAATTTTTTATTTAAATATTCTTTTCTTTTATCGCAGCCACAATCTTTTCCTGTAGCTTCGCTAATTTTATCAACAACTTTCTTTATTCCTGTTGCCTTTGTTATAGCCTCAACTGTATCGCCGAAGCCAATATGTTTCATTTTAAAAGCCATAATAATATTTTTAAGTAAATGTAACCGCCCGAAGACGGTCACTTTACATTGTTTTTATTTTAATTTTTTGGATAAGTTTTTAAACATTTCCATACCATCATCTGTCTTGAAATAAGCAGCCAACGCATTCATTGGGTGTTCATCATAAGGAACAGCACATAGTTTCTTACCGTTAGGGTAACTAAATATCCTTTGATCAGCTGAAAGTTTTATTAAGTTGTTTTCAACAAACTTAGCTCCAATGTTTTTAAGTTCTACATTTTCATCATTAGCTAATTGTAAGAACATACCTGGATTTCTTCTAGCCATTAAAAGCACATCTCTTTTGATCTCTTTGCTAGTCATGTTGTTTACATTACTACCAACTTCAGATCTTAATATAGCTTCTGCAGCGTCTACATCTAACGACTTAGCAGCTAGTAAAGCTTCTATCTCGTATTCCATGTAAGCTAAATCATCATTAGCTTCTTCAACCTTGTCAAACTCTTTATACATCTGGTCTTTCATAGGATGATATAATGATAATAGTTTCTGTAAACTTTGATCTTTTTTAGATACAAACAGTTTACCATTTCTCATTATTATTCTACCTAAAGTAGCGTTACCATCTTGCTCGTCCACAAATGGAGACCAGTGGTTTGTAGCGTACTTAAGTTCTCTATTGTAACCTTCTTTTTCATCAAAATAAAGCAAAGATCTTTCTGGCGTATGTAGTGATGGTACCGTAAACACTAATGGTTTATGTCTACCTACTAATTCGTAAAGTCTATCCTTTATTTCCCAACCGTCTATTTTAGTTGGCCTTTTTTTTTCTTTTTTTTCCATGATATAATATAATTAAATAATTTAAATAAAAGTAATAGTTACCCCCGTTGATATAACGAGGGTAAAGATTACCTGTGTTGTATTATGATTTTTTCAATAATACGAAATTGTTAGCTGCTTGTACACATAAACATCTTTCTGATAAGAAGTTTACAGTCATCGCATCTACGTCAGAAGTGTAACTTCCACCAACAGATCCAGTGATCCAAGACTTCATTCTTCTATCATCTGCTTCAGAAGCTCTGTAACGGATGTGTAAGAATGGTCTAGAGATATTTTTCCCCATTGATTGATCGTATACAGTTGAAGTTCCAGCAGGAACAATAACTCCTTCTACGTCAGCAATTAATCCACGAGTTGTTGCATCGTTTAAGTATTTCCAGTCAGACTTGTAGAAATCGTAAGATCCACGTCTAAATCCAGAGAAACCTAAATTTAAAGCCATATCCTCAGAGTTATCGAATACACCATAAGATGTACCTCCAGCTCCGTAAGAATTTTGGTTAGCAAGCATCTTGTCGATACTTAAAGCAGTAGATCTATCTAAGAACATCATGTTCTCTTCAATAGCTCCTTGCTTGTCAAGCTCTTGTAAGATAGCATCAAACTCATCAATTCCTCCACCAACACAAGCGTTAGCAAATTGTTGATTGTTATATACTAATCCTCTAGACTCAATTGCAGCAAATAAACCTTCAGATCCAGTAAAAGTTGCAGCTAAACCAGATGCAGCAACAGCTTTTTCAGCCTCAATCATTGCCATCTCTAATTTATCTTCAAATCTAATTCTTGTTTCTGATTCAGATTTTAAGTACCATAAGTACCCAGAAGCTCCAGCTTCAGTAGCAACTTCAACCCATCCAATTTGTGCAGTATCAGATCCACTAATTTCATACTTACCTTTCATTATGATAGGCTTGTTGTCAAATTTAGTGAATGGAGAATCTACAGATTGTTGAGACTCGTTGTTTGTTCCTTTTGCATACTCAGAACCAAAGATGAATAGTTGTACTGCAGCAGCAGTAAATCCAGCATCATTAGCACCTGCAAGTACAATACCAGCAAAATCATAAGCAGATACTACTAAAGTAACTCCAGCTTTTGATTGCACTCTTGCTTTTACAGTTCTATTTCCTTGAGATACAACTAAAGTATCACCTACAGAATATAGAGCAAATTGTTGAGCAGCGGTTAATCCGTCACCATTTCCAACAGGATCAGCTACTAATGTAATAGTATCTGTTGTTGCAGTGGTGTTTGCTATTGTAGCGTTGTTTGATGCTACGTGTATTCTACCTTGTTCAGACCAAACTACTTGATCAGATGCCATAGGCATTTCAGCTCCTACCATTCTTAAGAAACCAGAGATAGTACGGTTACCGTATCTTTCTACTTCTTTCTCATATACTTCTGGTAAGAATTGTCTTGCAAAGTTAAAATCATTATCTGCGATTGACAAGTAATTGTTGTCAAAGGCAAGTTTGTTTGGGCGAGGTACCACATGTGATAACTCAGCGCCAGTTCCAGCTAATGCCATAATTTTTAATTTTTAATTTTTGTTAATTATTTTCTTTTTTTGAATCCCCAATTAACTGTTGAACCATCTGAATCTACAGACTTATAAGTAGTACCTGATTTAGGTGCTGCTCCTTGAGCCTTTCTAGGATCCATGCTGATGTTTTTTGTAGAAGCAATACTTTGCCTCATAGCATCAGATTTTCCTTGTTCGTAAAAATGGTTAGCGATTGCATCGGGATTCATCGCGGTGAATAAAGACTTATGATAACCTGCAGCGTCTTCCATTTCATTGTTCTTGTCAAGAAACTTCTTAACAAAATTATTAATGTTGCCTTGTTTATCTTTAATCTCATTCGGGTTTTTAACATTAAATCTATACCTCTTGTCTCCGACGTTGTATTCAAAACCTTTGAAATCGTCATTAAAAACTTGGTTAGTTTTATTGTTGAATGTTTTAGTTTGCTTATCAGCAACCTCTTGATTTTTATTATATCTATTAAAAAAATCCACAGCTTTCTTTTGCTCAGGAGCTAACCTAGAGCCAGCTTTTATTTCTTCATAGTATTTTGATTTTAAGCCGTTAAGATGATTCTTAGCATTTGCTAGTTCTTCTTTTTTAGCTAGTTTTTTTCTCTTAATATCTCTCTCTTCATCAACCTCGTCCTCGTAGGAAAACTTGTCCTCAAGTAGAAAGTTTATTTCTGATACATCTAAATGTGGTTTAGTATTTTGATAATACTCCATAAGTAGTTGTTCTTCATTTAAAGCTTCTATATCTGTATTAAGCTTAACATAGTCTTCTAAACTACCACCAGTCTCATCCATGAAGTCTACAACTTTTTGAATGTTTTCTGGCAAATCTATTCCGGTTTCTTGAGCCTCAACAACTGCTTCTGCAATTTCTTCAGCTTTTTCCACAATCTTTTCTTCTGTTATTTCCTCAAGAACAGTTGGCTCTTTAGGCACAACCTCTTCTTCAACAACAGTTACAGGCTCCTCAACCTTAACTTCTTCTTTAACTTCTTCTTTAGCTACCTTGCCTTTTTCTGGCTTAGCTACTAACTTGTCAAAATCTATTTTATGTGTTCCATCTTCTTTGACAGTAACTTCAGGTACTAGATCACCTTGTTCAGTCTTTTCAGTAGGAGCATTTGTTTCTTCAACCAGCTCTACCACTTCTTCGACTACATTTTCTTTTTTAGCCATAATAAAATATTATAAAATTATAAAAATTAATTACATAGGTCCAAACGAACCTAAGTCAAATCCACTCATATTGTCGTTCCCGGAAGATTCAAACTTCTTAGGAGGTGAGTCGTTTTGTCTTTGAGCTATCAACTCACTTTGTTGAGTAGCTTGTATTTTTGTTCTATCGTCTTTACGATCTTCTTTGTATTGCTCTTTGCCTTTAGCGTTATCAACCTCCATGCCTTTTAATTGCATGTTAAAGTCAAACTCTAAAGCCATTAGTTCTTTCTTAAGCATAGCCTCTTCTTGCATTTTTTGACTTGCTATTTGACCTTTCATTTGCTCCATTTGGGTTTCTATTTGAAACAACTGCTGTGCTTTTTGAACTTCTGCTTGAGCAGCTACCTGCTGAGCTTGAGCATTTGCTTGTGCTTGAGCTTGAATGTTCTCTTGCTGCACTTGCTGTTCTCTTTCTTGCTTTTTCTTTCTACGTATTTTTAATAATTGATTTGCAAGTTTTATGTTTTTAATCTCTCTAAGATCTATAGCATCTTCTAAATCTATCAAACCACCAGCAACAGCTGCCTGTATATTGTTTTCTAGTATAGCTTTTTCTTCTTCATCTGGAGTTAACTCTATGAATATGCCAAAATCATGTAAATATAAATTAGATATATCTTCTAACACTCCAACGTTTTGATTACCTATTTTCTGTATAAAAGCCTCTCTTGTTGGAGAGAACTCTAATATATCTGATATTCTAAGTGATAAACCCTCTGCTAATTCTTGAGTTAAAGATAATCCAGACTGTAGTATGTGTCTTGTAGCTGTGTTTGAATTTGCTGCCGCTAGTTTTTGAACACCTACTAGAGCTCTACTATCTGGCGTACTACCATCTCTAGCTTCGTTTAAGCCAGTAACGTCACGTATCATTTGTAAATAGTAGTTGTAATTTTGAATCAATGATTGCATTTTTTGACCACCACTACCGCTTGATATCTCTTGTATCGGTATTTTTCCTGGATTCATATCTCCTTCAGAAGTGAAAGACCTACCTATTATAGATCCCGTCTGAAAGAACATATTTAACGCTTCTTGTGGATTATAATTTGTTCCATTACCAAGATCAACCTCAGCTAATCCGTCAGCGTCTAGATAAACACCGTCTGGAACCATCCTAGACATGACTTGTTGTAATTTTAGATGCGTTAGTTGAATCATATCAGCAAAACCTGTTATACGTTTTACTAGTGAATCAATATTACCTTTATACATTCTAGGAGCGTTGATAGCGTAGTTCATTTTAACTTTACTATAATCACTCTTAGGTCTCATCATGTTCTTAGCTAGTTCCCACTTTAACAAGTAATCACTACCTAATATTAACACACCTTCATACAACACTTCTAATGATCTTGATATTTTACCAAAATTACCAGTCATCTCGTTTATAGGTGGATCAAATGTATCATCTCTTAGTATTATTTTTTCAGCACCTGTAGACGTTTCTTTAACTTTGTATACTTCATTCATGTATGTCTTGTAGTTAAAATACAAAACTTGAATTTGATTCTTGTCGTCATAGTAAGCAGAATCGTATCTATTATTAGAATAACCAGAACTATGTATACTTTGATTAGCTATGCTTTTTAAATCCTCATCTGTTAGACTAGGAAATTCTTTCTTTAATTCATTTATAGGTATGGTTTTAACCTCACCCACGTAGTATATATCTTGAAAGTCAGGATCTTCTGTGTAAGAATAAACTATATTAGCTGGATCTACATATTCAACTTTAACACCTTCTGACTTACTGAAAGTGTTTTTAACACAACCTATACCAATAGTGGTTAGATCATAGTTAACTCTTCTTTTAACTAAATCGTATCTATTACCTTTTAACAACACGTTTATAGCTTGCTCTTCAGCTAGCTCTATACCTTGCTTGTAGCTAAGTTGCATGTGAAGATCTAGTTCTTCTTGACTGTCTGGTAATTTTTCAGGTGGATTTTCAAACAAAGATATTCCAAACGCTTCTTGCGCAAAGTCACTTAGTTCTTGAGTTTCCATATCTCTTATTATAGATTCCATATACTTTGTTCTCTTGCTGATACCATAAGGATCTTGAGAGAAACATTTTATATCATAGGATCTTTCTGAAATACCATTAACTACTATATCCACAAATTTAGGAATAATAGGTACTGGTTTCCAGTCTAAGTTTAAATAGCTTAAGTCACCATTTATAGATAACTCATCTTTATATTTTTGAATTGGCTGTTCGCCTCTAGCGTAAAGTCTCAGTTTATGAAACTCTGCTTGATGTTGATTATACCTTTGATTAGAATTAGATCTATCAAACCACTCGTACTCAATAGCTTTACCAACTTGTAAACCATACTCAGCACTCACTTTTTCTGCGTCAGGTACAACTTGACTCGGAAAATAACCTTTTACAACTGACTCAGCCATATTAATTTTCTATTAGTTTTGAAGTCATACCTGCCTGTCCGTATTTAGATATGCTTAAGTTTAATTTTTCTTTCTTCATAATTGGGTTTGCTCTATACAAGTGTCTGTTACAAGCCATTATAGCTAATCCTGAACTAATAGCCGCATCAAATTTAGTACGATTATTAATATCAAACTTTGCCCAGTCTTGTAATGTTTCATTAAAATAACATGTTCCAAATGTATTATCTGCCTTCATGCCAACATGATCTTGTATATACATTTCAATAGCAGCCGCATGTGCTTGCTTTATATCTTCACTTGAGTTTGGTATACCACCTATTTCCTTTTCAGCAACAGATAGTTTATTCCAAATCTTATCAGGCCTATTCATTGAATAACCTCTGTAACCACGTCTTCTTAAATAATACAATAGACGAGGTTTATTGTTTTCTGCTAATATAGGCATCCCGTAGAATACAAGTGCCATTAGAACGTCTTCAAAGAAGATCTCAGCAGTTTGTGGTCTTGCTACGTACTCTAAAAACAATTGATTAGGTGGACAATCTTCCATACTAAACTTTGTAAGACCGTGTAAAGCTCCGTTAGAACCTTTTCCGTCAACTGTTCCTGATATATCGTAACTATCACAACCAAAAGCACCCATATGTTCGTTAGCTGGGTATTTCATACCGTTTTTAACAATACTAAGGTTTTGTTTGTTTAATGGTGGAACCCAACTGACTTTAAATCTACCAGCTGGATTTGGATAAAACATAACTCTAGTATCTTTCATTCCATTCATCCATTGAAAACTTCCTGTTGTAAGTTGAGAATCATTGTTAAGATCCTCATTAAAATCTATTTGTTCGTATATTTTCGCTAGGTTGAATATACTGTTTTTTGTTTCATCTCTAAAAGCATGTTCTTCAGTTCTTGGAAACTGACGATAAAACTCGTTTAAAGCATCACCATCTGTTTTTAATCCATCAACTTCATTTTGCCAATGCTCTAGTATTCCTATATCAATGTTTTCCCCATATGGGCCAAAAGTTTCCTGCTCGGGTGTGTCGAATACAGGTAAGCCATGAGCGTCAATGAATCCTTCGTAATTCCATTCCATAGGTATGAACAAACTATATAGTCCTGAGCTAGTCTGTCCATTGCGGTTTCTTTTTGTAACATCTGATGCTTTGTATAATTTCTTAAAATTATCTCCTCCTTTGTCTAAAGCGTTTGATGTTGATCCCATCATACACTTACCTATAATTCTACTACCTAATCTAAGGGTGGTTTTCGTGACACGCCAGTTGTTGAGGATGTTGTTCGGGCGTTCCCACTTACCTGATTCATCGTGGACGAGGAGCTTGAGCTTCTCACCATCATAGGAGTTGTCCCCTGTATTCTTCCAGTCGATCGTTGAGTCCAAACCGGTAAGTTCTTCATTCGCTTCATTGGTCTTGGATTGGTTAGAACTGGTTCTGGTAATGGATTTTCTGGTAAGTTTACTAGCGGGTACACGATAGGCCAATTCGGTCTTTGGACGGTCCATTCCGTCTTGTATTGGTTTAAAGAAGAACGGATAATTAACGGAAATAGGGACAACCTTGTCTGTGAACATCTTCTTAGCATCGGGGCCAGATTTGGACAGTATCCCAAAACGTGAGTCGGTTGATATGGTAGCCATGTCGACGCAAACTCCGGATGCCATATACGAGAAGCCAGAACGTCTATTCTTGAGATAGGACATACCGTAACACCGTGGGTCTGCAACACAGGCGGCCCAGAATATGAAAAAAAGACGGTTGGCCTCTCTAAAGTCTGGGAACCCAACATCAATCTTGGACCACTGCAGGTACATGTAATGAGAACCAGTAATGTAAGTAGGCTTACCTTTGGAATTAAACCAAAAGCCATCTTCACGTTTTTTAAATTCTGTATTAATGTACTCATACCACTTCTCTTTAAAGTCCTCAGGATAATCTCGCCAATCAAAAATACTTTTAATTCGCTTTAATTCACTAGGGTACTCAGTAACCTCCCACTTATCCTTACTAAATTTATGAGGGTTTACGGCTTTTGGTAGTGCTATTCTAAGGTTTTGAATCTCATATATTTCACCAATCTCACCGGTCTTGCTTATGACAATTACGTCGTGCTCTTTGTTATACCCGTAATCCCACTTCTTGGACTTGTTAAGTCTTTTTATGGTATTTATTTTTATAGGTTCTATGACCTTGTATAATGTTTGATTATACATTATTTAGATCTCCTTTCTGCAAATCCACCAAAAGCAACTTCTTGAGCTTGTTCTTTAGGTTTATTGTTTAGCAAATCTTCTTCTTCTTGTATTCTATTTAATATTTCAAAAGCATCGAATATAGCCAGCTTTTTAGTGGCAGCAGCATTTTTAAGTCTGTCAGCTGATATGTCATCTCCTGAGTCTACGATCTTTTCACCTGCTACCTTTATTAATTCCTCAACTGCTTTATGCCCAGCTTGGATTATATTCCTTTTCGTTTCCTTGATATTCATATTTAATTGTAATTGCATTCGTTGGAACTCTGTATAATCTTCTACCGTCTATGATGAATTCATATTCTGAATTAGGTGAAAAACCTATTAAAGAATTTAAGTAAACCTTTTGATCCATTAAATCAGGATCAACATGCTTAACAACTCCCATGAGCGGCGTTTCTTTATCCATAGACAACATATCTACACTCTCTAATGGTTGTACAAAGCTAAAACCTTTTACAGCTCTCCAGACGTCGTTTCTCTTATATGCAAATATTTGATCAGGCATAACGAAATACATATCTTCTTTGTAAAATGATTTTGAGTTTTTCTCTCTACCCTTTATATCTTTCCATCTTCTAAAAACATTGTGATGTACTATAACTTCGTCACCTTGTTTTATTTCAGTACAACCTACTGTTGGTGTTTGTAACACTATAGCATTTCTACTAACATTTTGATGAGTAAATATCTCAGTGTTTAATATAAGACTTTTATCACCTATTTTCTTAGTATTGTTGTATCTGGTTTCTTTTGGTTTTATTATAAAATTGGTTACACTCTTCATTAGTAATCTAAGTTATACTCAACAGATATAGCCATGTTTTTATTGAAATCTTTCCAAGGTAACACGTTTACACCTTTCTTAATATATACTGAAAACTTATCATTCTCTTCTACTATACAATCGATAGTATGCCCTCCGTAAACCTCTTGGCCTACGGAATAGTGCATTGAATCATTTTTATAATCTTTACCTATACTAATCTTCCTTACTAGGCCCATCTTCTTGCATTTCAGTTATGGTTCCGTCAGATATATTTATATTAACCTTACCGTACTCTTCTTCTAGCTTATCCTGTAATTCTTTTAAGTCAGTACCTTCTACAGAAGCTGCCTTATGAAGTAGTAAATGTTTAGAAACTTCAAGATCTCCTATCTGTAATTTAATTTGGTTTAACTCGCTAATTACACCTTGTAAAGCTTCTAATTCTTTTTTCTTAATTTTCTTTGCCATTTTATTATATTTAATTGTTTAACTTATATATAGTATCACTCATTTCTTTTAATTTGTAATCACTAAGCCATTTGCCATGTAAAATACAAGTCTGTTTCAACTGGTGTTTTTTGAGAATCTATATCTGCGTCTATTCTAGTTTTCATTGCAGATACATCTAATGATGCTACCAGCCATCCTATAACTATGTCTTCAAAAGCTTCTGTGTTTGCATAATCTGTAAAAGGATCTCCAGCTTTGTATACATAACCTTGCACTCCATTAACATCAGAGTAATAAGTTACTCCTCCAACTTCTTCAGAACCTTGGTAACTATACATCACTTTTGTAATAACGTTGTCTTTGCCTTCTGATTGAATATCAGCTTTCATTTCTGAAATATCCCACTTGTAAGTAATTGCCATTTTTTTGTTTTTTGTTTTTTATTTTATTGAGTCTAATAAACCGTTACGATATGTAAACGTTTTTATTTTAGTTCCTTTACCGTCTGGTACGATTATTTCTTGAGATCCTGAAAATCCTTTTATGTAATTACCTTGATTTTCTTCAGTTAGAAAAACCCATGGTCCTTTTTGAGTACCACTTTCTAATCTAGAATAGCTAGGCGCTCCCCAGAATGGTAATGTAATAATTTGATTATAGTAATTAGAACCATTTCCGTGATTACTAATTATATTACTAGCCCAACCACCATGACCAGCAAAGTCCGAACTACCCTGACGCCATGTTAAATTACTGCTACCATAACCTACGTTTGTTAAGTTACCTGCGGAATATGATGTTGATCCTGCAGCTCCCGTAGCACCTTTTGCTCCAGCACTACCGTTAGATCCATTAGATCCAGCACTACCAGTACTACCTTTACTACCCGCGCTACCAGTATCCCCTTTATCACCTTTTGCTCCAGCACTACCATTTGATCCATTACTACCAGCTGGTCCTGTTGAACCTGTACTACCTGTATCACCTTTATCACCCTTGCCTCCAGCAGATCCATTACTACCATTTTTTCCAGCACCGCCTGTATCACCTTTAGCACCTGTGCTTCCTGTATCACCTTTATCTCCTTTACCACCAGCTGAACCATTTGATCCATTTGATCCATTCGATCCTGCGGATCCAGTACTACCTTTTGCTCCTGCGGATCCAGTACTACCCGTATCACCCTTGTCTCCTTTACCTCCAGCTGAACCAGCTGAACCAGTAGATCCTGTATCTCCTTTGTCTCCTTTGTCTCCTTTTCCACCCGCAGAACCTGTATTACCCGTATCTCCTTTACCACCTTTTGAAGCTGCCGCAGATGAGTCGCTTCCAAACGCGTCTTTTATATACGTGTGTAATTCTTCAACGTCTTCTCGTAAGTCTTCCGTTTGTTTTAATAAGTGTCTATTAGAAGTGTAAAGAGCATTGTCGTTAAATAATTCACTTATATCACTTAGACTAGCTAAATCATCAGACTTTTCTTTTGATACAGTTATTTCTCCATCACTACCTTTTGAGGCAATAGCTCCGCTACCACCTTCTTTAAATAGTTTCTTACCTCTTATTTTGTTATTTAAATTTGCCATTATGAGTTATATTGTAAAAATTCTAATACTATAGTCATTGTAGCGCCTTGCCAGTATCTACTAC